TTCGTTACCTAACTTACAGTGAGTACACAACCACTCACAGTGGTGTAACAAACGCACCTTTAGATGATGAAACAAAACGAAGAGATGACCCTTACTGCACCGCAGGAGAAGTATTTGGATTGGCTGTGCACCGCTCCGTCGGAGCGTGTGCCAGCATCTAAGAACAAGTATGCGTTGGAGAACACAGTTGATATATCAACGATGCGTAGGTGGGAAAAGAAGGACATCTTCCGTAGTCGATGGAAGACACAGGTCGATGACATTCAGGGTTCGCCAGAGCGAACCCAGAAGCTTCTGGACAACCTGTACAACAAGGCCCTGGAAGGTGATACCAAATCCGCTGAACTGTATTTGAAAGCGACTAATCGGATGGCTCCGCCATCAGTAACGATTAGCTCTAATAAGAAGACAGTGGATTTGACGGATGCCGAGTTGGATTCGTTGATTGCCACTATCGCAGAACGTGAGAAGGCTGGTCGGGTTAAATTGAGGGCTGTTTGATTTTGTTGACCTGCCCTGATTGTGGTGAGGAGTATCCTCCTCAGGTAACTGACTGGCTTTGTCCGATTTGTGGTGTAGATGACAAGAAGCAAATGGTGACGTTTGAATTGAGGGATTATGGCAACGACTAACGATGCAATGTTTGAGGCATTGTCAGTTGCGTATCCTGATTCCGGTCAGACCCTTGGTGACTTGCTGTATACGTTCTGGTCTGAAAAGGGCTTGGAATACCGTGGCACATTGGCATACCAGTTTCTCAAGGATGAGGGTGCAGTAGGTGAGACTCTAGGTGATTTGTTCAATAGTTACTTTGTGGATGTTTACCCAGTTCAGTTTGACATTGAGAATTTTGATACAGGCGACTTTGAGGAGTTCTTGGAACTACAGGTATTCAACCGTTACGACACGGTTGAGCAGGATATATTTACTATTTAGGTAACGAAAGGTTATAAAGATATGGCAACATTCAGCAAGATAGCACTCAGCGGCACGGCAAACGGTTTAGGGTTATTGATTAACTCTGGTTCGTCTGGTGTCGCTGGTCCAACCATTCACACAGGTTCTACAACAGCAACCACAATTGATGAGGTTTGGTTGTATGCAGTCAACTATGATACGACTGACCGCAAACTTACCATTCAGTATGGTGGTGTAACTGCTGGTACAAACGAAATTGAATATACTGTTAAGGCTGAAAACGGTTTGTATCTAGTAGTTCCAGGTCTTATTCTTCAGGGCAACGCTACGGCAAAGGTAATTACGGCTTATGCTGCAACCAATACCAGTATTGTTGTTTACGGGTACGTTAACCGCATTACAGCGTAAGGTCATCGTAGATGCCTAGTTTTATTCGGAACACTTCAGGTGGCACAGCGGTTAGCGGTGGTGCTTTGGCACCACGCAGTCGGCGTGGCAATACCAATCAGGCTAATGACTATTGGCGTGGTGGTGGCGGTGCAACCACCCCAACATTAGTGCAATACCTTGTTGTTGCTGGTGGAGGAGGAGGCGGTGGTGGCGACTACGGTGCTGCTGCTGGCGGCGGCGGCGGAGCAGGTGGCTATTTGACGGACACTACTACTGGTTTAACTGTTGCTGCTGGTACGGGATACACGGTAACTGTTGGTGCTGGAGGTGCTTCGGGTTTAATTGGTAACGCATCTGTGTTTTCTACCCAAACTTCGGTTGCTGGAGGTTTAGGGTCAAGCGGTGGAACCAACAACGCTGGTGGTGCTGGTGGTTCGGGTGGCGGTAGTGGTCGTGGCAACGCTGGCGGTGGTGCTGGAACAAGTGGTCAGGGAAACAACGGTGGAACTGGTACTCCAAACCCTTATGGCGGCGGTGGTGGCGGTGGTGGTATCGGAGGTGTTGGCTCCACTGCTGGTGGTACCCCTGGGGCAGCAGGCGGCGGTGGCGCATCAAATTCCATTAGTGGTAGTGCAGTAACTTATGCTGCTGGTGCTAGTGGTGGAACAAAACACACTCGTTCTAATGGTGCAGCAGGTAGTGCAAACACAGGCAACGGTGGTGGAGGTGCTGGTTCAACGCCTGATGGAGTTCCTCCAGGAAATGGCGGGGCGGGTGGTTCAGGAATTGTTATTTTGCGTTATGCCGATTCTTTGGATAATCCTATTTCTATTTCGGGTACATTGGTTAAAAGTGGTGGAGGTTTGACACCTACCACAACAACTGGTGGATATAAGATTTTTGTTTTTACTGGTGGTACGGGTTCGGTGACTTGGTAATGGCACACTACGCATTTTTGGATGAAAACAATATTGTGACTGAAGTTATCGTTGGTCGTGATGAATGGGAAATTGTGGATGGTGTTTCTAATTGGGAAGAAGCGTATTCGTTGATTCGTGGACAAACATGCAAACGCACCTCATACAACGGAAACATACGAGGAGTTTATGCTGGTGTCGGGATGACATATGATGAAACAAATGATGTTTTTGTTGCACCACCAAAACCACCCAGAGAAGATTAGTTTCTGAAAACCTTTATTGGTTTAAGCGGTTTACCTCGTAGCGGTTCAACATTATTGGGTTCAATACTTTATCAAAACCCCTTAATCCACACTGAAGGTAATTCTGCATTATGCCAAATAATGTGGGATGTTCAACAGTCATGTTCTTTGTCGGAACAGTTGCAGGCTTCTGGCAGAACAGATGTTTCAACAACCATTTTGCGTTCTTTACCAATTGACTATTACTCTAATACTGATAGACCAATTATTGTTGATAAATGTAGGTCATGGTGTTTGCCAGCAAACATAGATTTAATTAGAAGGTACATAACTTCTGAACCAAAAATAATTGTTATGACAAGAGGTGTAGAAGATATATTGGAATCGTTTAAAAATTTGTTTGAAGCAAACAATAGACATTACGATGAGTCGGAGTTTATTGAACCACATTCTGAACCGTTAATGCGTTCGCTTGAAGGTGTCCAATACGCTGAAGAAAATAATAAAGGCGAGTTTTTGTTTGTAAGTTACGATGATTTAGTCAACGATGCCAACAGTGAGTTAAGCCGTATTTATGAGTTTCTACACTTAGAGCCTTTTCAGCACGACTTAAACAATGTTGTGACCGTGAACCCAGAGGATGATTCCGTGTATGGCTTACTGGGTATGCACGATGTTCGTTCCAAAATAGGTAAAAGAGATGCGTTTTAGTCGTTGGCTGATATTTGCGCCTGTGGCAATCTTGGCGTTGTTTGCGCCGCAAGCCAACGCTGAACCAGTAGCAGGGCTACAGACTACTTATTACGCAATAGATACCGTACCTCCCACACGGTCAGATGACATCTATACCGTTTGCGGTAGTGAAGTGGAAAACAACGTCAACCGTAACTACAACGGTGAACCGTTTGAGGACTGCACTGTTGACTACTTCATGGTTCACATGACAGGCTTCATCGAGATACCGGAACATAATACGATTGAGTTTTGGTATGCAACAGATGACGGTGGCATCATTGACATCGGCGGGAACGAGTGGGGCAACTGGAACTACCAGCACTGCACATGGATGGCATCAGGACAGATAGACATTAGTGCAGACAGCCATCCTTTGGACGTTTGGATGTACGAAGATGGCGGGTCAACATGCATAATGCTTGCCTGGAATATCAACAATCAGGGATGGGCTATTGTTCCCGACTCGGCTTTCACTACTACAGTATCGGTTACGACCACAACCGATAGTCCAGTAACAACTATTCAGGAGACAAGCACAACATGGGAATCTACAACAACATCCACGACTACAACGACGACCATTTCTACTATTGCACCCTCTACGACTGTGCCTGTGGTAAACGTGTCAACTACTACGATGCCTCAAATAATTTATATCCCGCAACCAGAACCGACAATGCCAGAACCGCCAGCAACGGTTCCTCTGCCACAAATAGAGCCACCAGCCATGCCAGAGATACCACCTCTGTTACCACCAGAGATTGAAACATTTCCACCAGAAACATTAGAACTCCCTCCCTACATTGTAGACACAATGCCATTCCCTGTGGACACATACCCTACTATTGAGCCACCGCAAACGCTACCGTTTGTCGGTGAACTGCCAGGACCACCT